AGGTCTCCGAATCCCTCCGGGATCTGATGAATGACGAGGAGACCATCGACACCTTTGCCGAGAACCTGGGCAGTGTGGCCTCCAAGCTGGACGAGATTGCCGCGGCCGGGGTGAAGGCGTTCGATAAGCTGGAAGACCTGATGGGGCTGATGGGGTCCGGGTTCTCCGGGTTCCAGTCGGAGGCCATCGAGGAAGCCCAGAAGCGCCGGGCCGAGGGGACCTTCAACCCCTTCGAGAAGGACAACCTGTCCGGGCTTCAGACTAAGATAATGCGGCTGTCCGAACAGCGGAACAAGTTGCAGACCGATCTGCAAACGGACTCCGGCATGCTCGGGTTCTTCGATGATACCGAAGAGAAGAAGAAGGAGCTGCAGGAGTACAACCGGCGGATCGGGGAGATCCGGGACAAGATCCTGGAAATCAACCGGCGGCGCAACGTGATCGACAAGGCCCTCGGCCTCCAGGTGGAGATGTCCCAGGACCCCATGGCCCCGCTGTTCCAGGGTCGCGGCGGCGGGGGTGGGGACCCCACCACTGGCGGATCCGATTCCAGCCCGGACGACGAGGATAACGGCGAGAGCGGGCTGGAAGCGATGAAGAAGCGGGCCCGTGAGATCGACGTGATTATGAACGACGCCATCCGGCGCCAGGCGGCCATGGAGGAAGGGGCCGCCCAGCGTCGTGCCGAAGCCTACGAGGAACTGGATCAGGAGTGGGAAAAGGCGGTCAAGCAGTTCGACAAGCTGGAGAAGGAGACGAAAGAAGGAGCGAAGTCCATGTCCGATACCCTGCGGAACGCCATCAGTGGCTGGGCATCGGACTTCTCCCGCCAGCTTAACGAACTGGTTTGGCAGGCGGATACCAGCTTCGAGCAGATCGTGAAGAGCTTCGGCAAGATGCTCACTCGCATGATGATCCAGCAGCAGATCGTACAGCCGATTCTCGGCGGGTTCTCGGGCATGCTGGGCGGCGGGGCTGGGGGAGGCATGGCCCCCACCGCTTTTGCCCACTCCGGGGGCATTGTTGGATCCCTTAGCCAACGGGGTTTTGTTGATCCTGCTGTCTTCGCCGGGGCCCCCAAGTACCACACCGGCGGCGTGGTCGGGGACGAGCAGCCGGTAATGGCCAAGAAGGGGGAGGGCATCTTCACCCCGGAGCAGATGTCCCGGCTGGCCCCGGCCGGCAAAGGCGGGGGTAATGTGGAAGTGAATATCCACGGGGCCCCGAACCCCGAGGACATAGAGACCCAGGAGCAGGACACCCCGTCCGGCAAGAAGCTGGACATCTTCCTGTCCCGCAAGATGGCGGAGCAGGCCGCGGACCCGGGCTCCCCGTTTATGAAGCAGCTCCGGGCTAATACCAACATCAAGCCCAAGGTAGCGGAGCGGTAACCATGGCGACCTGGCCGAGCGATCTACCCGACGCCCCGCTGATCCAGGGGTACCAGGAGACCAAACAGCCGGCGGTGAAGCGCACCTCCATGGACTCCGGGCGCCCCAAGCGGCGCAAGCGGTTTGACCGGAGTTCTACCCGCTTCACCACCAACTTCCGGCTGACCGCCGCCCAGTTGGCCACCCTGGAATCCTTCTTCGAGGACACCTTGGATAACGGGGCACTGGGTTTCGACTGGAATCACCCCCGTAAGGGCACCCAACTCCACTTCTACTTCATGGAACCGTACAAAGTCACGGCTCTATCCCCCGACGTCTACGAGGTGTCGGCGAAGCTAGAGGTGTTGCCATAGGAGCGAATCATGGCCCGCACATTCTCCACGGTGATGACGGGGGCGATGGCCAGCCAGGAAACCGAGGAAGGCGAGGTCGTCCTGCTGACCATCGAGCACCCCAACTTCTCCACCGTGCGCCTAGTGAACGCCAATGTGGCGGTGGAGAGCCAGGGGTATACCTTCCAGCCCTTCGCCTTCCGAGCGACCCTACCCGAAGAATCCGACCGCGTGAAATCGGCACAGCTGGAGGTGGATAACACCGACCGGCGGCTGGTCACCGAGTTGCGGTCCGCGCAATCACCGGCGAAAGTCACCCTACAGGTCGTCCTGTTCAGCCAGCCGGATACCATAGATCTGGAGGTGGGTCCCCTGCGGCTGGAGCAGGCAAACATCAGCCTGGACACCATCGAGTTGCCGCTAGGGGCCGAACCGGTGGCCTATCAACCGGTGCCCGACGGCCGGTTTACCCCGGATCAGTTTCCGGCCCTGTTCTAAGGAGGTCGTTCTAATGATGAACGCGCGCAGATATATCGGGATCCCTTATAAGGAGCACGGGCGGGACTGGGATGGATGCAACTGCTACGGGTTGATCCGCCTGGTCTATATGACCGAGTTCGGTATAGAGCTACCGTCCCTGACGGAAGCCTATGCGTCCGTGCTGGAGCGCCGGGAGGCCGACGGGCTGGTGGGTCGGGGGGAGTCGCCCTGGGCAAAGCGGGTCGAGATTCCCCACAGCGGGGATGTAATCCGCCTGCGCCGGCAGGGGGAGCCCAAGGGGGACGGGACCCATGCCGGGATCGTTGTGGACCCCATACGGGAGACCATGCTCCACATCCACAACAATACCTCCGCCGCCATTGAATCCTACGCCGGGCTGGCCTGGCGTCACCGCGTGGACGAGTTTCTGAAATGGGTCGGATGATCGAGCCTACATCGGATCGGATTGTTGCCCACTACGCTGCCGGGCTTACCCCGGACAGCGTAGATTACTATGCCCTCCCCGCCGGGGTGACCATCAAGGAGGCGGTGGAGCAGCTCGGATGCCGGAATCCCCGGGTCATGCTCTGGGACGGGCAGCACATCCCGGAGGAAAGCTGGAACGTGATCCGCCTGTCTGGCGGTAACCGGGTGCTGATCCGGGAGGTCCCCGAAGGCGGAAACACCGGCCGGATACTGGCCATTGTCGGGGTGACCGCCCTGGCCGTGGCCACCGGCGGGGCCGCCGCGGTCGCGGCCACCGGGTACGCCTCCATGGGGGCCGCGGTCAGCGCCGGGGCTTACGGAGCCGCTCTCGGCTATGCCGGCACCATGATGGCCACCACCCTGGCCGTAGGGTACTTGGGCCGCATGGCCGTGGATCAGCTGTTCCCGCCGCCCCAGCCGGACAAGCCCAGCTCCATGGGCGGGGAGGACCAACTGGGCATCGAGGGTGTTCGTAACCGGGCCCGGCCTTACGAACCCATGCGGCGGGTCTTCGGCCGGGTCCCGGTCTTCCCGGATCTGGCGGCCCGGCCTTATACCGAGTTGGCCGGCGATGACCAGTACATCCGCATGCTGATGTGCGTAGGCAAAGGGCCCCTGAACATCTCGGACATCAAAATCGGGGAGACCCCACTCTCCAATTACCAGGGTGTGGACTACCAAGTGCGGGATCTTTCCCGTGGGGATTCGCCCCCTGACCTGTATCCGAATGCCGTGCGGCAGACCAGCTACGACGTCACCGTTGGGCAGGCCCCTGACGGATCTGTTGGCCCCTACATCCAGCGCACCACCGAGCCCAGTACCAACGAAGTCGTCCTTACCCTGACCTTCCCCAAAGGGCTGAAGCGCATCGACAGCGACGGGGATGAGTTCAAGCTGCGGGCCGAATTCGAGATCTATTACCGGAGGGCTGGGACCTCCACTTGGTATCTGGCCCCCATCGGCGAGGTCACCGGCCCCGGCGCCAGCTCCCCGAATGCTGGGTATCTGATCGTCACCCGCAAGGAGCTTGGCCTGTTCCGGGTGTCCGCCCGGATATGGAATCTCGGTACCGATCAATACGAAATCCGCATTCGCCGGAACGCTACCTGGAACCTGAACCGGCTCGGGGATGCGGTGGATGACCTGGAGTACGACTGGCGGGGCACCACCAAGCAGGAGGATGCCGACAACGATGGCGTCTACGATACCACCCAGGACTACCAGTATCGAATAGAATACGACGACGACCAGGAGTCCGGAACCTACGGGGAGTCGGTCCTTACCTCCATCAAGTCGCTAGATCTGACCACTGCGCCCCTGGCCAGCAGCGGCCCAGCGCAGCAGGGGGTGTATATCGCCCTCCGGATCCGGGCCACCGATCAGTTGAACGGGACCATCAACCGACTGTCCTGCATGGCCCAGGCGCTGTACCCGATATACGATGGCTCGCAATGGACTAGCCCCCAGGAGACCCGGAACGGGGCCTGGGCATTGGCCTCTATCTATCGTGACGCGCCGGAGGGGCTGGATAACTCCAAGCTGGACGGCCCGGCCTTCAAGGAACTGGCGGACTACCTGGATTCACTGGGGATGAAGTTCGATTACTCGGTGGAGCAAGAGACCACCGTCCACGAGTTGGTCCAGAAGGTCTCCGGGGCCTGCCGGACCCAGATCACTCGGACCAATGGGACCACGGTATCGGTGGTCCCGGACAAGCCGAGGTATGAAGGCCCAGTCCAGCTGTTCAATCAGAACAACATGAAGTCCCCGCTCCGGAGCAGCAAGTCGTTCGCCGAGCCGCTCCACGGGGTCATCGTGAAGTTCGCCAACGAGGAACAGGGCCACCAGACGGATCAGATCCGGGTATATGACGACGGCTACGACTCCAGTAACGCCACCCGGATGGAGACCCTGGAGGTGATCGGCTGCCGCAGCCAGGATCAGGCGTACCAGCATGGCCGGTACTGGCTGGCGGTGAACCGGCTCCGACCCGAGACCTACGAGTGGGAGGCCGACTGGGAGGCCCTGGCCTGCACCAAGGGTAGCTTGGTAGCCGTCTCCCATGATGTGCCCATGTGGGGCCTTGGCGGGGGCTGGATCAAGGACGTCACCCTGGACTCCAACGGGGATGTGATGGCAATCACCCTGGACGAACCCCAGGAGATGGCTTCCGGGTATGACTACGGCGTGTACATCCGGATGTCTGACCTGTCTTTCCTCCAGGTGGATGTGGAAACCCAGGATGGGCAGACCGACACCCTGCACCTGAAGGAGCCGGTGAGCGGCCCGGACGTCGGGGATCTGGTCTCCTTCGGCCGCCGTGGGGAGGAGATGAATCTCCTCCTCATTAAGGAGATCCAACCCGAGTCGGACAACTCAGTGACCATTTCGGCCCTGGATTACAGCGGGGGGATCTACGGCGTGGCCGCCGGCCCCCTGGAGATCGATTCCGGGGGCACCCTGGACGACAGCATCGGCAGCTTCTGGGGTTTCTACGAATACGACATCTACCCGGATACCGATACCATTTCGGTGGAGAACCACGGGTACGAAGATGGGACCCCCCTGACCTTCACTACTGACGGCACCCTGCCTGGCGGGATCCAGGCCGATACCGTTTACTATGTAATCAACGCGGAATGGGATACCTTCCAGATCTCCGACGTCAAGGATGGATCCCCGGTGGACATCACCGACCGGGGGTCGGGAACCCATACTGCCCACCCGCAGATCCCGTCCTTTGATACCAACATCACGGTCCCTGATGATCTTTTGTTCCGGGCCCCGCCGCAGCCTTCCATAGATCAGGTGGTGTCGGATGAACAGGCCCTGTACATCACCCAGGATGGCAGCGTCGAGGAACGGATCCGGCTAAGTTACTCCATCCCGGACAGCGCCGAGCGGCCTGAAGCCGCTTACGTCCAGGTCAAGTACCGGCGCAACGATCCGGACGATAGTTACGACGAACCCGGGGAGTGGGTCTGGGCACCGCAGTCCGTCGAGCCTCCGGACGCCTGGATCTATCCGGTGGAAACCGGGGTGACCTATGACCTCCGGATCCGTTCGGTATCGGAGGCCGGGTATACCAGCGACTGGGCCGAGATCACCGGCCACGAAGTGATCGGGAAATCCTCCCCTCCGCCCGATGTATCCGGTCTTACGGCTTCGGCTACCAACCAAGCGGATCCCGACGCCAGCTCCTACGGCATTCTCCTGTCATGGGCGGATGTTGGCGTCCTGGACTTCGACCGGTACGAAGTCCGGGCGGTGGATTCCGGATGGGGTGACGATGACGCCAATCTGCTCTCCCGGTCCAAGGACAACCGGGTTCAGCTCCCCATTGCTACCTCCGGGGTGCATACCTTCTACGTCCGGGCCATTGACACCATCGGCAACTACTCCGAGAACTCCGCTTCGGTCTCTATCACCATCGAAGCCCCGGAGGTGGCCGACCTGGTTTCCAGTTTCGAGGCGGGCCGCGTGGTGCTGGGCTGGTCCGGGTCTAGCAACACCTTCCCCATTGCTGAGTACGAAGTCAGGCGCGGGGGATACGATTTCGACTCCGCCGATTTCGTGGCCCGAATCCAGGCAAGCGAGTTCAGCCGCAACGCGGACTGGGCCGGCACGCAGTCCTGGTGGGTGGCCGCGGTGGACGTGGCCGGCAATATCGGCCCAGCCGGGGGCCTGGATGTTATTGTGTTACCTCCTCCGGAGGTAAATAATTTCGTCTCCAAGGTGTTCGGCGAAGACGTCCTCTTGTTCTGGGACGCTGTGCGCGGCACGTTGCCCATCGACCGGTATGATGTATATCGGGACGACAACAAGAATGCCAACTATGGTGACGCATCCAACGAGTTCATCTACAGCGTGGACGGTACTTTTGCCGCTTATACGGAAGGCACCAAAGGAGAGTTCTCGTACTTCGTGGTGCCCGTGGATAGCGCAGGTAATGAAGGATCGGTGGCCAAGCTGACCACCTTTGTCGATGACCCGGTGGACTTTGTACTGCAGAACAGCTTTTCGCCGG